AGTAAGTTGCCTCTGCTAAGGGGTCAAAGTCATAACGATTGACTCTAATCCATTCCAAAGATGGCCCAATGTCTTGCCACATAACAGTAAGGATAGATTCAATATTAAGATTACTTAAGTCATAAGTATTTTGGGCTGCGTTAAACGTAAAGGTAGTTTGCTTTACAACCATCAGTTGAGTTCCGACTGCTCGGATAGTATCGTTGATGGCCTTCTTAATTACATATCTAGGAAATATAGGAGAGATTGTTACCTTGGTATCTACAGCAGCAGTTGAGGCAGTAGTGCCTAGATAGCCACGCCCATAAGGCGCAACAGTTGCTGTGTTAGCAATACGGTCAAATGAGTCAACCCACATCAACTCTTCGCCTACCTCTAGGACACCTTTACCTACTGAATCGGTGGAGCCGAGGCTTAAGATTGTTGGCGAAGAACTAGGGGAAGTTAATGTTGTGACTGCAGCAGTAAGGTATGTGCTTCTGTCTTGTTGATAGGTATAGCCTGAAAGATTGATAAGAACTTCATCAATCATTTCTGCAAGTGTTGTCATACGTCAATACTCCTTAAGGCTTCCATAGGTGAAAGGTTAGTAGTTCCAGCAAGTTCATTACATATACCGCCCAAAGCCTTAAAGTCATTAGGTTGACGATTAGCATCAGCCTCTAGGTTAAGTGCTCCAATGAGTGTCTTACCTGTTGTCCCTGCATACCCATTAGCAGCAGCAGTAGCAGTCAGATATGAACTCAATGCTGGATATGTCCCACTATTTGCTAAGCGATTAAGTTCGCTTGTGAATGAACTACCTGCTACACCTGTTGCCATTATCTATACCCAGCCGTTTTCTTTGCTATCGATTTTGGTTGTTTAACAAATTGTTTGCCCTTTTTATTACCTTGGGCTTTTGCTCTATTAGTAGCAGCCTTCTCAGCAGGAGTTAGATTAGCCCACGCTGCTTCAGGTAGATATCTTTTCTTACCCTTAGAAGGTTTGCCATCAGAAGTTTTCCACTTCTGCTTAGTCCAACTCTTTAAAGACTTCTGTGATTTAGCCAGTGCCACTATTTGTATCCTCCGCCTGCCTTCTTGTATTGCACAGCAAGTAACTGTGCCTTACGAGCAGACCATTCTCCTGGGTCTCCACCCTTGGAGCCTGCTTTAATTTTATTGAATAGTGCTTTACGCATACCAGGTTTGGTGTAGTTACCAGCCTCATTGACTTTAGATTTAGCCTTAGGCTTTGCCTTCTTCACCACTTCACCTTATCTGCCCAGTAAGCGGCAGACATCTTTCCTTTAGCGATGTTCTTACTATGGCGTGCTTTGAAAGATGCACGCTTGTTCTTCATTCTTTCAGACTCTCCAGCCTTAGGTTTGCCTGCAGTCTTAGCGCCTTGTTCGCCGAAGCGGATAGTCTTTACTTTACTGCCTTCTTTAGCCACCACTATATGTGACTTCTTAGGGTGGCTAGGGGTGCGCTTAGGTTTATTAAAACCTGCTACACCTGCTCGCTTTAACCTTGAGTCAGCCATTGCTATCGAGAAAATCTGCCAGATGTCCAGCGATAAACTGGTCCGACACCTGATTGGTCTTCAAAATCATTACGCATCTTAGCGAAGCCTCGGCTATTAGGTCTTAGGGTTGGTGATAACGGCACAGCAGTTGTATCTGCACTACCACTAATTGTTTTTACACCAGACTTTGTGTAAGCCTTACCTCGTTTTACTTTCTTTTCCATTTACTTACCTTTCTTTTGTTAACTCATCTTGTGGTCAAAGGACATTCCACTAGCACCTATGGAAGTAGTGTAACCGCTAGGGTTAACGCCGCCTTTTATTTTTTTTGGTTTGTCTGGTAATCTTTTCCGCGTTGGCGTTGGAGAAGGCGAGGGAGTAGGTTGCTTAGGAATTCGTCCTGGCATACCATCAAATTGTTTAGATAAATTACCTATTCTTGTTGGCATTACTCTGTTCCTCCTCCAAATTTAAAACCTGGAATCTTTGTAGGGTCCATCTCACGTCCACCAAGTTTGGTGTTCGGCTTATATTTGATTGACCTTGTGTTTCTATAGAGTTCAGCAACGTGAGACTTAGCGTTAGGGTTATCTATTCCGCCTGCTTTTCTGCTAGCCTTATAAAGTTTCTTAAGGGCAGCCAACTCTTTTGGAAGATTCTTTTTATCTTTAGGCGTTTCTGCCGTGTCTATAAGCCACGATTTTTTATTCTCGTATTCTTGCTCGTTCATTGTTTTACTTTCTATAGTTAGATTGACTACTACTTCTTGCCTTTTTTCGTAACGCCTTTAACCTTCTTCAGGTTGGGGTTTTTCTTCTTGGCTGCTGGTGAGGCTTTGCGGGCTCCAGATGCGAGGATTGCACCAGCACTCTCCATCGACACACCTTGCTTCTTGGCTATTGATTTTTGTGCTGCCTTGAAGCCCATTCCTTTTTTTGCTTTCATTACTTCTTCTTGCCCATCTTCTTCATAGCCATCTTCTTGGCTGCAGCCTTCTTGCCTGCCTTCATAACCATTTTCTTACCTGACTTCTTGGCTTCTTTCTTTGCCATAGCCATACCTTTTTTACCGTATGAAAATTCTTTTCCGTTTACCATTGGCATTTTATGCTCCTAATTGATTAAGTACTGCTGCTGATTTTTTGGTTATATGTTTTGTTGGTGCCATCTTACTAGAGTCATACGGTTTACCCAGTATCTCACTAGCCTTAACTGCCTCTTGAATCTTCTTCATAGAAGTTCCAGCAGGCTGGATACCTTGGGCTCTTGCCGCTTTGTAGGCATCCAATTCTTTGTTAAATGCTTTAGTTGGCATAGACCTTTGGCTATGTGCATCACCAGTGTTCATCTGTATACTCAAACCCTTGCAGCCAAAGCATCCTTCGACTGGCTCAGGGTGATGTTCCCAATGTTTCATATCGCTGTAAAGTTATCCTCTGTGACACCTACACCGCCAGCAATTAGTGCTGCCTTAGTAGCATCATCTACTGTGTGATTATAGCCACCTGCATATACTGCAGGATATGCTGACAAGTCACCATCAACTGGGTAGCGAATCTGTGCGTACCCACCCGTAGGCTTTAGTACTATTGTAATACCCCTGTCAAGTTTATAAAAGTAGAATAGGCGGGCTTGACCTGCTGGGCCTTCTTCAACCACAGGGGTTGTAAAAATATATTCAGTCATAAGTCCTCCTAATGAACTCACCCCGAAGGGGTAGATTTCTAGGCCTACCCCTCAGAGTCAATCAACTAGAGAGCAGCGATTGAGGAACCAGATTCAATGCGATACAGTGCTTCTTCACGATAACGTGCAAAGCCGAGTACGCCGTACCAACCCATTGGGCGGAAGCGCATCAACTTATCGGTTACGTTTCCGATAACAATGTGTGGCTCTTCTGCAACAGCCTCAGCAAGTGCTTGCTGTCCGCAGAGGATAGTATCAAATACGCGTGTTACTGGAGTTACAGTTACAGTTGTTGTAGCGGTAACTGCAGCAGTGTTAGCAACATCTACAGTGAATGTAGTTGTTGAACCTGAAGTTGAGATAGCAGTAATCTTTGCAGTAGATGCAATGCCAGTTCCAGAAATCTTGTCGCCAACCTCAGCGCGGGTTGCAATTACAGCAGAAGAAGCAACACCGAAGGTGAAGCCTGCTGATGTACCTGCAACGGTTACTGCGGTTGTGGCAAGAGTAGCCTGGTCTGCGCCATCTTTAGCATTTGGCAAACGAGAAGACTCAACAAAGAATGCTCCTTCGTAATCGCCAATTTCTCCAGCCCATACGTTATTAACGGCTGGGTCAGAGTTGATGTGAGCGAAGTTCCAGCCTAGGTTTCCAGACTCTGCACGCAGGTCGTGGGAAACTTCTGGGTGGATACCGCACCAGTAGTAAGAACCACGGCGAGCCTTGGCCTTATTAGCGCGGAGTTTAGCAACAGCCTTGCGGATGTCTGCTGAATCAATTGTTGCGGCTGCTGTAATTGTTGCGGTGCTTGTAGCAGTGCTACCACCATAAATTACGTTAGTTCCGCCGATAAGAGTTGTTGAAACAACCTTGTCGATAGAATCAGCAAGGTTGTATGCAATGATATTTGCAATTGCTGGGTCTACGTCTGCTAGTGAGAATAACTCAAGAGCGCGGGTTACTAGGACAGCATTACCATACTCGTTAAGAGTAATGGTTACAGATGTTGGAGTTGTTAGAGCAACTGCATCTGGGTCAGTTGTCTCTGTTAGTGTTGAAGTTTTTGCATCCAAGTCAACATAGCGCTGTAGCACTACAGTTGAACCTGGGATTGCTTGACGGGCAGGACGCTTATCTGCGACAGAACGAAGTAGTGGTTCTGAACGGAGAGCGAACTCGAGAAGACGGTCATACGCCTTCTGTACGAGACCTGCGCCACCAACTGTACCACCGAGAGATGTGCTCGCGGTTGATGTAAATTGTGACATTAGTTTTAGTCTCCTTGACTATGAACGGATTATTGTTGTGAACGCAAGAGACTTAGAATCTCCTCGGTAGAGGATGCGCTATCTAAGCGCGATTCAACATCTTGCGTTTTGTCGGGAGTAACCGCTCCCTGAGTAAGAACATCTTGATTGCGTAATGCAGCAAGGTTGTTCCTGTCTATTTCGGGGGCATCTGACATTTTAATTCCGAATAG